GAAGGAAGAGCAAAAGCGGGTAATGATAGAGAAAGCCATAAATCTGAAGCTCATGTGCGATTATGTAGTAAGTTGCTCCTATCTCGATATCGTATTGATGATATGCATGTTAAGGGATTACGTCCAGATGGTTGATGAAATAAGGGCGGATGATATTCAATGGTCAGCATATTACAGGGATAAATTCCTTAAAATGGCCGATCGGCTTTCGGAACAGATTGAATATAACTATGATGCGGCGAAAGAGAGGTGTCTGGCGAAGCGTCAGAAAGAGGAAACTGCAAGAGATATAGGCGAAGATGCAATGACACTGGCCGTTAAATACGGAAAAGGAAAGAAACAGAAAGAAAAGGAGATCAGAGATGGAGAGATTAACAAGCAGAGATGAGAAAGGAAATCTTAATGTTGACGGAAAAGAAGTATATGCAGGATATCTGTACAATGCAGTAGCACTCCTGGAAGAATACGAGGACACCGAACTTACCCCGGAGCAGATCATGGAGCTGAAAGAAGCAGTTCAGAAACTCGAAAGTATATTCGGAGATGAAATTACAATTAATCAGGTTATTGATTTTTTCGTTGATTTCTATATTGCACAGGGTGATACCGCAAGGGTTGAAGATGCGGTATTGCTGACAAACGAAGAAGCTGCGAAGTGGCGGGAGCTGAAGGAGCGGGATACGGCGAAAGTGCCAATTAATTATAAAAAACGGAGGGAAGAGGTAATGATTAAAACTGGAGATAAGGTAAAGATGAATGACAAATATTATGTGTCCGAAAAAAATAAAGAAAAAGTATTTACTGTGAAAGCGGGTCCGCAGAATATTGGAGGACAACAATGCGTTTGGCTTGATGGGTGGAAAGGGTGCTATGCAGCTGACGGACTAACAAAAGTGGAGGAATAAAAATGTTGACAGTAGGAGAATGGGTAGACAAAGTCCATGAGATCACATACACACTTGAACATAAAGCTACGGAAAGCTGTGACGAATATATCAGAAAAGCGCAGTCATATCGAGATGGATATATTCAGGCATGCGAAGATTTTGGGCGGGAAATGAGACGCGCGATAAGCAAAGAACAGGGATAAGGAAGTAAGGAAGATGATTTTTTAATGGATCCTCAAAAGGCTGCGAAGCGATTATGAGAATTATGGATGTGGTAGGCGAAAGTGAACTTTTGAAGCTAAAAGGGAAATACATACGGATTGCTCATAAAGACTTGGGAAGTACGGTTGAAATTATCGGTAATATCATAAAAGATAAGTGGTTTGACTATAAGACATTCTTTGAGAAGGAGACTGACATGTTAAGAGAAAAAACAGAAAGGCAGTTAGAAGAAGTATATCAAAGCCGAAAACAATATTTGAACAAAAAAGATTGCTGTGAGGAATTACATGAAATGTGCAGAAACTGCGAAAATTATTGCGGATGGAAAAACCACGATTACGAAGGATGTAGGGATCTTGCATGTTTTAAAAATTGGCTTGGTC